AGTCAGTGAAAATTAGACGCACATTTCATTCATGTACGTTAATTTGATTAGTATTAGACAATAATTTATACATGTTAATATACAATAAATAACATATAACAATTAAAGCAATATATATAAGCTTTGACACAACAGTACTCAACCCTTGTTAAGGAAGAGTGTGCAGCCCGCCCCTACATGAGTACGGTCAACACTACATTATGTACAAATTTTGCCTGCACACCCACCACAAAGGTAGGCTATACAGTTAGTATAATCAAAAGTTTGAATAAATTTAGGTCCCTACTTATACAAAGAGGGATTGAGAAATCTAAACAATATTTTGAAATTGAGATTGAGGTCAGGTTTGTAAGCTGAGCTCTACTTCAATTCAGGTAATAATACATTAAGTAATGGATGGGTAAACCCACCCAGGTATGGTTAGTTAACATTGTGTGTATGTATGTTAAGGTTACCAAAGTTTTCCTACATGGAACATATTTTGGGCAAGTGTCCCAGTGTAGGGTGTAAAAGAATTTATTTGAAGAGTATTTAGGCCAGTCTGTCCAATTCTTTGATTCATAATTGGTAAAGAAGACCCCCCATTAGCAAAAGCCAGAACTCCAGGCAAACCTGCCGACTGAAATGAGTTCTGTAGATAATCACCCTCAGCTTTAAAATTTCTAAGCTGGAGATCGGCACCCACTCTTTGACCAATAAGTCCAAAAGCACCCTTCATAAGTCCCCCCGCTATATTACTAGCACCTTGACTGATACCAGAAGATCCACCTTCAGCGCCTGCACTGGCTTCTCCTGCTGCTGCATCTGCTGCCACGGCTGCCATGATGTTCAAGCTAATTTCATTTGACTCACGACAGAGGTGTACCGAGATACGTCCTCTGGCTTCATTCCCTGTTTTAATAAGGACAAACTAGATTTCCTCCAGTCATCCTCAAGATGTACAACGAGGACAAACTTTCCAGAACCTTTCTGTTTTAGCATATTTAAAATGCTCTTTACTGTCTCAGCATACTTCCAGGTTAAGCCTGCTGTGGTATTCCGTGCGCTCCAGTAGACGAAGAGCGTGTTGATGAGCGAACTGGAGAAACAGGCCTCTGTTGAAGACTTAGGTTGAACTGAAACATCATGGCCACCAGGCGTGATAAAGTCCTGCGCACATTCTGCATATCTCTGGTAGTACAAGACATCATAATAGCCCAGTGCAGTTGAATGACGAGAACAAAAGTCATCCACACTTGCTGCAAGCAGACCCTTAGACATCGGGTCATTTGAATCAATAGGAGGCCCCATACTGCCAGGTACAAATTCACTATTTCCACTAGGCAAGCTCGCTTGTTCATTGCCCATAGTACCCAAGGTAAAATCAGGTCAAGAAAGATTTGAAATTTACATTTGACTTTCGGCCATCGCTTGCTCAATCTTAGCAAGGCGATCTCGTTGGAGCACAATCTCCAAATTTCTCTTCATTTCTGCAGCTGGAGCAGTTAAAGGTGTTTCTCTGCCAATAAATTCAGAGAAAACAAATTTAGATTTTGAAGCCTCAAGTATTATAGGCTGATCTGTTTTATTTGTAGTGAAAAAGACTGATCCATCAATTTCAGTCAATCTGATTTGTCTGGTTACCAAATCAGTTGGAATGTCTACAATATCGTAGACCACATCCTGCCCATCGGGTATGCCTTTGAACATACCTCTCTGCAGCATTTCGACTACAGTTCCGGGAAGAGTAAATCCAGCATTTGAGGCACTTTGTCCACAAAATGTCACAAGAGACTCATCCAGCCCATTTGTAATTGTCAGAAATCCACCACTATTAGTAAAGTTTGGAAACCAGGAAGCATCACTTTGGTATAAGGCACCATAAGTGATAACTGCATCATGCACTTGGCCAATTCTTCCTCCAGCAACATTGGCTACCTCCACTTCATAGTCATTTGCACTGGATTTCCATTCCACAGCAACCAAATTTTGAGATGCTGTTATTCCCTTGGCTATCTTTTCAGGATTAGGCACACCATTGGACCTCACATAAGTGAAAGATATATCACCATTATCAGTTACCTGCCGTATAGAAGTGGCGGATCTATCCACAATGGTCATATTTTTGAAGGACAGATTGAGATCCCTAAACTGATCAGTTGTCATAATTGTCACAGGTTCAATTCGAATCTGTTTAAAGAAGCCAAAATTTATATAATTTCTTAGGTTCACACCCATTGAAAAGTCCAGAAATGGGTCATGGAAAAGAGCTGGACTTGGTTTCACATATTTAATGGGTATCATCTGCCCAACTCTAAAAGTTGGAGCAACCCTATTAAAAATTGCCAGATTAATGGCATTATTTCCAGTTGTAGAAGTGATGAGCGGAAGAACTACAAACATCACCAAATAGCCTCCTTTTGAAGCTACTTTTGCAAAATCGCTGTTGAACTGGGCAGCAGCTTCGTTGTCTTTCCAATGAAAGTCAACATTTTTAACATCTTTTCCTGCAAAACCTTTTAAGTCTTGCATTTTGGGATCCAACAACAAGTAATCAAAAATTGTTAGCTCCGCTCCACTCAAATCCTCAACGTTGAGGTTAGGTGGAATCCAGGCAACTCCAAGGGCACCTCCATGGAAACCTGTTCCTGCAATTTTGAGCATAAACTCAAAATCACCAACCCAGGCATTATACATCGCAGTGATGTATGCCAGGTTGGCATGCATATTCTCTGGTTTTAATTCAATAGACCAGAGAATTTTATTTTTCTGATCTTGGTTTGACCAGGAAAATGAATTTAGAAGAACAAACTGGCTATAAAAATACGGATCCAGCATGTTCAGGGCTTTTACACGTTCAGGTATTTCATCTGTTCGTGTTGGTATGGCCGGATAAGCCGGGTTTCCCATAGCATTGGGAACATATCCAGATTCAGACGGGTGCTGATCTGTTACCCCCTCACTAGCGGTAGCGGGTGCTGCACGAGTAGACATTGTCGCTAATTAGTGGTATTGTCACAAATATATACAATGTTTTAGTCTTTTAGACTTTCGTCTAGTTACCTCCAAAGTAGGTGTTCTGGTAAACATCTTTCTTTCTCTCGTTGCAAACATAGGGAATGCCATGTCTAGCACATCTGGTGTTCAAATGTTGTTTCAAACGTTCAAAAAAGTCAGATTCACAAGTGGAGAGACCACATTCTTTTGCATATGTCTGATCCTCAACAAGTGAGGCTTCAAGCATAGCAACTCTAGCAGTTCCAGCAATTGTTGTTGGATCAAAATCAATTGGCCCCTCAGGGTCATGTTTTCTTCTTTTTGGTGTTCTATCCCATGCCAGCATTTTCTCAAAAACTTCTCTTTTAAGAGGTCCCTGCACATAAGCATCTTTTTTTACAAAATGTCTTTTCAGGAAGTCCATGTTTTCAAGAACATCAAAGCCATCTCTGGCAATTTTCTCACTTGTTGTGAGAGTTTGTCCAAGTTCCTCTTCAATTATTTTCCTAAAGGTTTTGTAGGAGAAAATTTGTTGAGCATCAGGGTGCACACAACACACCATATCATCACCATACACTGCAAGTTTCACATAATTCTTGAAACCTGACAAACCATGCCAATTTAACGGCGCCTTTGAAATTTGACAGATTCTTGTCCAAGCATACACAGTGTATGCCCAATTGAATATTGAATTGTGAACTGCAGTTCCAGGCTGCCCAGATGGATTTCCTCTTGGCAATCTTACAATTTTGTTTCCAACCATTACCAGAGGACTCTGCAGACATCTCATCAATCCATTCACAACATTTCTTCGATATTCTCTGTCGTGTTCAGGTGTATCAATTTTTGGAAATTCCATCATAATTTGAAGGTAAATCTCTGCCATGTACTGAAACATGGATGGATCCACTCTTCTATCAAATCTGCTATAGTCAGCCATAAATCCCACATCACCATACTCTGTCAAATACTCAAAAAGTGAATTCCATTCTGTGCTCGAAGGATTTATGCCAATTTTCACGGGGATTTCCTCCCTTACTAATGCTATTCCAGCATCAATGGCATGAAGCCACCTCCTGTACAACATTGAATACTGTACTGGTGCACCAAGGAATGTTCTGGTTTTACAGATCTCAATATTTTTAAGTTTCACAATTTCATCTTTCAGTGAAGCCATGAATACACATGGAACATCATGTCCAAGTGCCATACTATTTTCCCATCCATTCATATGGGCTACAGCTCTCTGCCCATCAGCTGTTGGGCAAAAATGAGATCCAGAATTTTGGAATACCTCTTTGAACAAAAGATCTTTTCCTTTGATTCCTGGTAACTTACAAAAAGGCCAGCCAGAACTGGTTTGTCTCACAAGTGGATTTGAAGTTCTCAAACAGGACAATCTGTTGATAACTTCAGTCACAGTTAATGGTCTTAATGGCACGTTATATGTCTTCAAATAATATTCAATTTCATCAGCAATAGACATGCAGATAGCACTCATCAGCTCTAGATCAGGGTTCCATGTTGTATCAACAAGGAACTTTTCCATGGACAACATCAATGGATTCTGATTGTCACATCTTGCATCTTTATGATGGAGTACAGATGGTTGATACATATGTGTATGCACTCCTTTCATCCAAAACGGAGACCTTGCAAATTGAGTCTTCCCAGGCTGAACATTACAAAATGGATCATGTGAAGTCACATCTTTCAATGGGATTCCAACGACATCGAAGTTTCCAACTTCTCTTACTGAATGCATCAAAAGGTGGTCTCTCACTGCGATGTGATAATCTTTCTTTACTTTAGTTGATCTCACATCTTGAAATTCATCTCGAAGTTCCTCAAGAATTCTCCCCATTTGATTTTCACCTGGATAAGTGTGTCCTTGTCTTAAAGCAGCATGAAGCTGATTTTTGTTCATACCAGTAGACCAGAAATAGTTTCCAGCCACACACTCATAGATTGGGCCTACAGATTCCGTGAGCATTTGTTTGAGGAATTCATTTTGCTCAAACTTTTTCCTAGCAATATCCTTCAGAATATGTCTCTTCTCACTCTCCCATTCTTCACTTCCTTCAAATCTTGCAGTTCTTTTTGCAAAGAAGGGATCAGGATTTTGCATAATTTGTTGTGCTTGTCTAAATTTATCATGTTTTATGCATTTGGTGTATTGATATGCATGTTCTGAAGATGAAAAAGTTCGATCAGTTCTGTATTCTCCATCAATGTCATAATGCACTTGAACAGGGAACATATTTGAAAATTCATCCTGTTTTCCCTGGAACATAGTACATTTGAAGTCTGGTTCATCAAACACAAGCATGTGTGACAAAAGATCCTTCTCTGGCTGTGGTTCTGGTATATCTTCTTGCATCACTCTTGCAAAGAAACCAATTCCCGTGTTTCCAGCACAATGAATCCCCATAATCCTTCCATACTCATTAGCTCTCACAGCATACACAATTGAACCACAATCACCCACTTGCGTGAGCATATCTTGGCACTGGAAACCGGAACTCTTGGGTTCATATGTCACACCTTCAACTTCATGATCAAGTCCAGATACAGCCATTGTCTTTGTTGTTCTCACTCTCATATGATGGAAAAAATAATATGGTGTTTTGTCCTTTTGTGGTCTGTAAATTTGAAGAAGAGCTTCAATTTGGGACATCAAAGGAGCAGCTCCTCGTTTGGGTAGATGTGTGATTATATTTCTTGCTTTGTTTCCCCCTTTCTTTTGGAAGAAACACACATCCTTTTTCGTCATTCTTTTAATGACTTTTGCTGGCATATTTTGTCCCTTCCATTCCACATTGAATTCTTCACCCATCTCAAATGGGTGTGCAACAGTAACTCCTATGTCCCCAGACAACAGGAGTCCTTTGCAAAGTCCAAGATCAACAATATTTCCTGTTACACTTTGTACAATGTTGAGCAAGTTTGCATCAGCACATGCTTCAGATGTTAATTCAGGTCCTTCGAACATGTCTTTTTGGAAAATTTTCTCTTGGGGGGGTGAAGATTTATCAGGCACGAACTTTCTTGGCTTGTGTTCAATCCTAATCGGCCCGCTGGTAACACCTCTCTCCCATAGTCTGATCATAGTCTGATTTTCACTAGGAAGTGGTGGAGGGTTTGGAATACGTCGAGCAATTTGTTCTAAAAGATCTACTTTTCCTTCAAGATCTACCAGTCTAGTTTCATGTTTTGGATTTGTTTCATATGCGATTGGTCTTCTATGCATGGCCTCAAGCCAAATCCAAACCCATCTTTTCCGGATGTCATCATACACCCACATTCCTCGGCGAAGGTTATTCATTTTTCCACCCTGTTTTTGATCAGGTTTAGCCCATTCGGGCACATTGTCATCATCATAGTAATCCTCTTCATCAAGAAGAGCTTCATCAGCCCATGATTCTGCAATAATTCCTCCTTCAGGAGGTTCTGTTGGTTTTGGTGGGACTGTCAGGGTAACAAGATCAGTTCTTTTTCCGGTTTGGGCAGCACAGTAAGTCAGTCCAAACACTGCCAAAATTTGTCCCAAATTAATGAGACAAGCTGTGACTGAAGACACAATGTCCAATCCATAGGAATGTGGCCCTGGTGGTGGAGCAGCACTATCACTTGCAATATATCCCTTCATAGCGCACAGATATACATGCATTTCTCTTGAAACTTGTTCCATTTGTCCATCCTCTGTCTTATGATACCAGGTATCATCATTGAACACAAATGAGCTTTCACCCAATTTGTAGATCATGGCAACTTCATCTACAGTTGTAAGTACAAGGGAAATATCTTCATAATCCAAAATGGTAACAGGCACATCACATTTAACTTTCAAGTTGTTAAATGAAAGAACAAGTTCTTCCACAGTTTCTGCCATTTGCATTTCTTTGAAATCAATCTTCTGCAACAATGGGTACAATCGACTCGCTTTTACAAGATCACGGGCTTTCGCTCTCATGATAGTATCTTTTATTGCATCAACTCCAGGTTTATCCTTTAGAGTATTTCCAATATTCACAAATTTCAAATTGATTCTGAAGTCGGTTGTTGTCTCTCCAGAAATCAATGCTTGGTGGAAGAATTTCACAACCACCTTTTCCCCTGCTTTCTGAATTTTCCTTTGCAAAAATTCAAATGTCACTGGTTTATCTTCATGTTTGATCCACACAATTTCACTATGCGCTCTTCCAGAATCCTTAAGATTTTCCATATCCTTATATGTATAAGATGTCATCCATGGAATCTTCCTCCTGAAGATGAATTCAAACTCTTCAAGTCTTCTCCAGACTGCTTGATTATGATAGGACCTCAACATGTTAGTAAACTGTGGCTCATTAGCTGTAATTGCTAAGACCTCACACTGTGGTTCATCATACTGCAAGAACACAAGTTCCATGGCTTTATTGAATCTCTCCTGAGAAACTGTAACATCATTCAAACAAACTTTGTATTTCTCCTTAATATCATAATCAGCATTTTGTACTTCAAATCCAATTTGAGTAAGGAAACTGGTTTTTCCACTTCCAGCAGCTCCTTTCAAAACAATAGTTTTGAACTCTTTTGAAGATGTTGTTACAATAGGAGGAGCATGAGATGCTATATTTGGTTCGAGACACACATAATGATTTCCTTTCTTTCTGATGACAATGTAATCTCCCTTCTCACCAAAAACATCATGTCTATAATCCTGATCCACAACGATGTGACATCCAAGAATGCTTGCAGCAATTCTGGGAATATGATCAGCAGCAACGGAATTCCACTGTTTATCTTTCAAATATCTTTTCCATGATGTCATAAATTCTGGTTCAATTTTAATAGTATCTTGAATCACTTGATATGATTCATCAGCACTTGACAGTACTGATAACACTTCCCAGTATGGTTTTGCCAATGCATATGCAATGCATTTCAACATACAATGTCCTTGTGCGCCACAATCTTTTTCAGTATAGTGCACATCTTTTGTACCTGTCTCCTCAGCATCTCTAAAGTCATCAATATTCACATTCTTTCTACGGAAACGGTCACGTTCCTCAGCTCTTTCGAGCATTTGTTTTACTGATGTCCTTGTATCGAGTTCAGTTTTTCCAATTTTCTTGAAAAATACAGCCTCCTTTTTCTCCTGGAGCTCAAACATAGCTCTTGCTAAGCGAGCAGCATCAGGCAAAGGATCTGTATGATCAACATATTCACCTGTTAATAGTGAATTATCCTTTCCCTGTTTACCATTTTGCTGGGGAATAGGATTTTTCCTCGTCAATTTTGGTTCCCACCCATCTTTTCGATGTGAGTAATTTAGATCTTTTTTGTACTGTGGATCAGTACACTCAATAAGGAAGTCTCTTCTCCTCAGTAGAATCGTTGGATCTGCGAGTACAGAGGACTTTCCAATATGTGGGAAATTTGAGCAAATGACAACATATTTGGAAGAAAACTGTCTTCCTTTATGTTCAACAGCAGCCATTGGCACAGAATATGATGCATCTGTGTATATTTGGTTGAGCTGCAATGATTCTTCATCATCTAAACTTGAGCCAAAATCATCAAATTGTACAACAAGTTGACCCACATAATCATCCCAATGCTTTGTGGTACTTCTGGTATATTTTGTCACTTTTCTGGATTCATACTTTCTCAAAGCTTCACAAAGAGTATCTGCAAAGAATGATTTTCCTATTCCTGATTCACCATACAACCAGACGACCACAGGTTCTTGTTTTATCCCTGCTGCTGTTGTTGCACTTTCCATCTGTTCTACAATTGTCTGTTGCAACTTTTGTAATCTATTAATCTCAGCCTGTCCAGCAGGGAAGGGAGTTTTGAGTGACAACTCCTGATATCTTTTTGTACAAGCATGAGTTTCTTGCAAAGTTTTCTTGAAAACTGTTGGATCATGCAAGAATTCTGACATGTCAGTTTTAAAAGAAGATGACATGCAATTGAGTATTTCAACTTTCTCTCCAACTGTGTCTAGGAATTCTTTCCTAGCACGTGATACTGGATCATCAAGTTCATATCCACAAATATCTACGAGGACTTTCTCAGCCAAATGAGTACAGGTATTTTTTGTAGCCTCAAGACCTGTTACTGTCCTCCCAAGATTTCCAGCATCTCTGAAGAAATCTGACAATTTTTTTGAATTGCATACTGATAGAATTGTTGATCCTCCTATCATGACCACAATAGCCATTACGACAGCTACAATTCCAACTGTCTTTGCATCCAAGATGTTCAATGGATTTGCATGGGAAACTAAAAGTTCTTCATCACTCTGTGGAAATAATTTGTCCACAACTACCTGTAATCCAAAAGGCAGTTCAATATCTCTCATGACAATTCGTCCTGCAAGCACTTGTAGTACCTGCATCCAATCCTCTGAGATTGGTTTCCATGCCACTCCATACAGCTCGCAAAGTGCGGCTAGGGCAACACATCTCTGTGATGCACAATCTGCTCTCACAAATAGTGAAAGATTTTGGGTAAGGGCAACTGGTTTCAACGTTTGGCACAATTCAAGTACCTTTGTCAGTGCGGTATTTATATCGTCGCACCGTTCTAACGATGTTTGATTGCCCATACTGTCTTTTCGAACCGTTTAACGTCCTGGGAGACGTGCAAATGTCCTAAATTTGCAAATTATTCTAGGATAACCTTCAAGGTACACTACCTGACGACGCCACGCACAGTGTCGCAACTGTACGTGGAGCCCGATCACTCCTGAGTTTCTTTGGATTCGGAATAGAAACTTATGTAAAAACCGAGTTCTTTGGTCGAGTAGACTTACACTCTGATCACAAGATAAACAAGGGTAGGGACTTACACTGCACCGAACACCAAACCGCAGAATCACTACGTGTTGGTGAGGGCCGGCCCGTCTTGGTTACAATGCGCGACTGCTAAACTCTCTAAGATATATACAGGGTTTCGATCCCTG